ATTACGTCAACCTCAGTCAATGTCGATGGTGAAATTGAGGTGACTCATATTCCCATTCATTCGGCCAAGAAAGGCGGCGCTAAATGAACGCAGATCAATTTGAAGCCGCTGAACTGGCGCAGCACGCTGGTCGCAATGGCGTTAAGTGCATCATGCAGGGCAAGACACTCCAGCCCATCGAGTACAAAGTGATCGTCAAGCCCGACCTGGTTGAAGAGACAGACGAGGCAATCAAACGCTTTAAGGCTATGGGCATGGAATTGCCAGCAGCAGAGAAAGAGCGCGACAAGCAGAAGCAGATCACCGGCACGCTTGTGGCAGTCGGTGGAAATGCATTCGAGGACATGATTGGGACGGTTCCAAATATCGGCGGCCGGGTTTATTTTGCAAAATATGCAGGAAACGTTTTGATTGACGATAGCAAAACTGAGTATCGGTTGATGAACGACAAGGACATTACGGCGGTACTGGTTTAAAAACTAAAAAGGAAGAGAACATGCAAGGCAGAAAACACGTGTACATGGCAGAGGCCGGTGAAGCTGACGGCGGTGGCGGCGAATCGGGTGAAGAAGTCATCATTGCTGACGAAGTATCTCCAGAGATTGAAGCCGAAGCGAAGCGTATGGGCTGGACGCCCAAAGATCAATTCAAGGGCGATCCTGACAAGTGGCGCGGCGCTGACGAATTCGTCGAGCGTGGACGCAATATGCTGCCCATCGTCCGGGCGACTGTGAAGAAGCAAGAGCGCGAGATTGCAGAACTCAAGCAGTCCATGAAAGAGTTTGGCGAGTTCCACACGAAAACCGAACAGCGTGCCTATGCGCAGGCCCTGGCTGACCTCAAGCAACAACGCGCAGACGCCATTGCAGCCGGTGACGGCGTTGCTTTCGACAAGATCGACGGGGCAATTGATGATCTTAAAAAGGACATCGAAACCAAGGCCAAGCCCGCCAAGACTGATGATTCTGACCCGGTGTTTGATGACTGGAAGACCAAAAACAAATGGCTGGACGATCCAAAGATGGAGGCCTTTGGCAATGCGGCGGCGAACTACCTGCGCAGCACGGGCGAGAAATCGACCGGCGCTGATTTCCTTGAGTTGGTGACGAAAGAGGTTAAGGCGAAGTTCCCGGACAAGTTCGAGAATCCGCGCCGTACTTCTGCTCCATCGGTCGAAGGTGGAGCACCCGCAGCACGTAGCGGAGGCAAGAGCTTTGCAGACATGCCAGCCGAGGCGCGTGCCGCATGTGAGCGTATGGCCCGCAACGGGTACGCAGACAAGCCGAAGGAAGCCGCAGCCTTCAAGGCTGAGTATGTCAAGACATTTTTCGCAGATTAAAAAGGTAGCATAAAATGGCACGAGAAGAACGATCCACAAGCCGCGAAACTACGCGGGAAGAATCAGGAAGAAGCACACGCGTCCCGCTTGGCGTTGCGCGCTCTAAATTGTCAGTACCCGTCCGCGCTGGATTCGTTCGGCGCTGGGTGAATGATACCGAAGGGCGATTACTACAAGCGGAGCAGGGAGGTTATCAATATGCGACGGATCAGGCATTGCAGATCGGTTCAGCGGATATTGATAACGTGAACCGTGATCTTGGATCGCGTGTAAGCCGCGTCGTGGACAAATCGACCGGGCAAAAGGCATATCTCATGGAGATCAAGGAAGATTTCTACCGGGAAGATCAAGCGGTCAAGGCGAAAACAGTCGCCGAGAAAGATCAGCTTATCAAGACCGGCAAGCTCGATGATGACAATGGCCGCTATATCCCCGACAAAGGGCGCGGCATCAGCATCGAAACACGATAACGGTGGCAACTCACCAAACTTTTAAAGGCTATTCACATGGCAAACACTGACAACCCTGCAGGCTTTCGGCCTGTAATGCATCGGAATGGAGCGCCCTACGCTGGGCAATTCCGACAATACTCTGTGGCCGCTGGCTACGGTACGGCACTGATGATCGGCGACGCTGTGATTCTGGCTGGAACTTCACAAACCATTGGTGGTCGAGTCCTGTCCGATGTCGAACGTTGTGCCACTGGCGGTGTACCGTCTGGCGTCATCGTCGGCGTGCAACCCGTGACGCAGGACAGCCTGCGCTACCGTGCAGCCTCTACCCAACGAGTTCTGTACGTGGCAGACGATCCTGATCTGCTGTTCGAGATTCAGGAAGGCAGCTCGGGCACCGCACTGGCCGACAATGATGCCGGGTTGAATGTTGACTTTGTTGTCGCCTCTGGCAGCACCGTAACCGGCCTGTCTGGAACGCAGATCAACAACGCCACCGAAGCCACGACCAACACACTCGACCTGCACCTAGTCGCACCGGTCGCGCGTGAAAACAACGAGGTTGGCTACTCGCGCAAATGGCTGGTGACGTTCAACCGCCATCAATTCCGCAATCAAGTCGCAGGGATCTAATCATGGGCATCATCAATACAGGTACACATCCGAAAGCACTTTGGCCCGGCGTCTTCTCGATGTTCGGTCTGAGCTACAACAACCGCGATCAGTGGCGCGATCTGGTCGATGTGCAGACATCCGACAAGCACCGCGAAGAGATGGTTCAAAACAATGGTTTTGGCCTGGCTGCGATCAAGGAGCAGGGCGGCTCCATCGGTTACGACACGACCAGCCAAGGCGGCACGGCGACGGCTTTGCACGTTGTCTATGGTTTGGGCTACATCGTGACCCGCGAAGCCATCGAAGACAACCTTTACGAGAAGCTTGCGATGGGCCGCGCCAAAGCCTTGAAGCGTTCCATGGTGGAGACCAAAAACACTGTTGTGGCGAACTGGTTCAATCGTGGTTTTGACACCAATTACCCGGTTGGCCCTGATGCTACGGCCATGTTCAGCGCGTCTCACCCGTCATCCAGTGGCAATCAGAGCAATCTGCTGTCCACCCCGGCTGACTTGTCCGAGGCGTCTCTGGAAGATTTGGTGATCCAGGCGAACGGTGCAACGGATGACCGTGGCAACAAGGTGGCGCTGCAAGTCATGAGCCTGCATATCCCCCGCCAGTTGGAGTTTGAAGCAGCTCGGATCTTGAAGTCGATCAACCAGAACGACACGGCAAACAACGCGGTAAACGCGCTGCGCGCAATGGGCACGTTCCCAGAGGGCTTCAAGGTGAATAACTTCTTCACCGATCCTGATGCGTTCTTCATCAAGACTGATGTGTCTGACGGATTGACATTGTTCCAGCGCCGTGCTTTGGAGTTCACCAAGGACAACGACTTTGGCACCGAGAATGCTTTGGCCAAAGCTACCGAGCGTTACTCGATCCAAATCGGCGACTTCCGCCAGTGGTACGCATCACAAGGTGCGTAATCTGACCATCCATAGCGGCCCTTCGGGGTCGTTTTTTAAAACGCTAGGAGGTATTTATGGGTACACCCACACGCTTCACTAACGGTGTGACAACCGTTCCAAAATCCGCGCCATTGGGCATGTATGGTCTGCCAGACCCTACGGAATGGCACACATTTTTCGAAGACTTCGACAAGTACGTCGCTGCTGACTGGACCGTTACAGCGGTAGGAGCTGGGACGCAGGCCCTGGCAGACGCTGACGGTGGCGTGTTGCTGCTGACCAATGCAGCGGCAGACAATGACCGGATCGAGCTTCAAAAGGTTGGCGAGTCGTTCTTGCTGACCGCTGGAAAGCGTGCTTTCTTCAAGGCAAAATTCAAAGTGTCGGACGCCACACAATCGGATTTTCTGATTGGCCTGGCCGTTACCGATACGACTCTGCAAGGCTCAGTATCTGGCGCTGGCGTCACTGACGGCATCTTCTTCAACAAAGATGACGGCGACGCTCTGCTGGACGTGCAAGTGCAGAAGAACGCCACCACGGGTCAGACTCGTGCCGCTGGCATTGCCACGGTCGTTTCTGACACCTTCCTGACGGTTGCTTGGGCTTACGATGGTGTTAGCGAGGTGAAATACTTCGTCAATGACATCCAGCTTGGCACACTGGATGGCACAAGTACCTATCTGCCAGACACAGAGCTGACGGTTTCGTTTGCGATCCAGAACGGCGAAGCGGTTGCGAAAACCATGACCGTTGACTACATCTTCGCCGCTCAAGAGCGATAATCATGCGGGGCTTCGGCCCTGCTTTTAAGGATCAATCATGGCAGATGCAGTTACAAGTCAGACGCTTGTCGATGGTGAGCGAAATACCGTGATGAAGTTCACCAATGTGTCAGACGGCACTGGTGAAGCGGCGGTGCTCAAGGTCGATGTTTCGGCGCTTTCTGGCGCACCGACTTCAGTCAAAATTACCCGCATTGATTACGACATATCAGGCATGGCGGTGAATGTGCTGTGGGATGCAACAACAGACGTTTCTGCAATCGTCCTTAGCTCGGGGCAGAACACGCTTGACCTATGCGGCATGGGCGGGTTAATCAACAATGCAGGCGCGGGCGTGACGGGGGACATTCTGTTTACGACGATTGGCGCAAGTGCAAACGATACGTATTCGATCATCCTGCACATGAAGAAGAACTGACATGTCGAATGACTCGTTCATTCTGGGCGACTCGAACGCAATTTGCGATTGTTGTGGATTCAAGTTCAAGCAATCGCAACTTCGTAAGCGATGGGATGGCGCAATGGTGTGCCGGGCTGACTTCGAACTGCGCCACCCGCAAGACTCATTGCGAGCACGGCCAGAACGCAACAACGTGAAAGACGCACGTCCTGAGCCTGAGTATCGTTTCCTGGCGGTGGGTGAGATTACGGGGGATGATTTGTAATGGCCACACTCGCAGACCTATACAGCACGATTGACACCGGCAAGCGTCGATTGAAGTCGTTTCTTCAAAGCCCGCTGGAGTCGATGGCGCTGGGCGTTACTCGCTTCGGTGAGGATCAGGCGTCAATTCAAAATCTCGCTGCCAACGCTTACCCGATGCATGGGCAAGAAACGGTATTGAACACGCCAGACCAGCGCAGGCAGTTCCAGAATGAGCTTGCAAACAAGGCGGTAGATCAGGCAATGGGCGCGGCTACGGTGTGGCATGGATCACCGCATAAGTTCGACAAGTTCGACTCCAGCAAGATCGGCACGGGCGAG